TTTGTAAGGCTGAGCCAGCAAACTGACCAATTGCTAATGCTGTTCCTATTGCCATTTTCTAAAATAAATAAAAGGTAATTTGTTTGGTCCAAATTCAACTTCATCTATGAGCTTAAAACCCATAAATTGAAGCAACCGTATATGTACAGTATTGCGCTTATCTACATAATTCCACAGTAGGTCTTCAGTTCTACTATCTACAAACCGTTTAGCTTGCCTTGCAAATAGAACTGGAAAGTCGTGGATAGCTGGTGTGCAGAGCATCCATATAGCTCCGTCATCACGTACCCCCGCTAGTCCGGCAATCCTGCCGTCAGGGACTATGAAAGATATGCAGAAGCAACGCAGTGCCTCCGAAGTAAGTACTTCAATAGGATCTAGGCCGTAACCTTCAACCACCTCTCTGAGGTCATCTGGACGTAAATTAGAGGCCACCTCTAAGACGGCCTCTGGAGTTGCAAGTTGAATATACTTAGATTTGTTTATAAAATCTATTGCTGTATTCTCCTTCCCAAGACATTGATTCAATGTTTGCAGGGGAAGGGTGTTCTGATGTAATGGTGACATTTACATTAGTGTTTCGTTCGTAAACAGGTATGGTGCGGAAACTACCATCAACGTAAGGAGCACGGTTTGCCTGATAACTATCAGCCAAGGAATACTCATATGTATCGGTATAGTCAGACTTGCCAACACGAGATAGTGTTGTATTAAACTTACCAACAGGTCCAAAATTCAACTTAAGTCTTTGGACAATTAACGATGATCGTGTGTCAGCAACAACTGTCTGACCTTTGGTAGCCGTAGGATAAATAGTAGGGAACTCAACTTTCATTGCGTACTCTCTACCAATCTTGACAGGATCAGATGACCAGTCATGAGCAAGCGAGACTGTTCCACTACTTACTGTTCCTGATGCATACCTACCTCTATTATTATTAGCTTCTGTAACAATAACTGAGACAGTATCACCATTATTAAGTGGAGTATCTGTAGGCAAGGTAAGTGTAGTTACATCAGTACTAGCGCTATAGCTCAACGAACTAGTAGCAATAGGTTGATAATAGTCAAGATGAACATTGAATTCAGTATCGCCTTGCTGAATATTTAATCTGTCAGTTGTATCCATAAGCTTAACCTTACAAAGCTCATCCTCACTAGTAACTAGATAGTACTCATCATTGATAATAAAATGATATGCAATGTTTTTGGCAAACGTCCAGACAAACCAAGCACCTTGTAAACGCTTAGCTGCAGAAGCAAAATATTTAAAACCAAAAACTTTATTAGTACCACTGACAGTACTTAAGATAAAAGAGTTCTCTCTTGAATTAGCAATTAGATCAATATTTTTTGGTAAAAGCCTTTGTATGTTTTTACTTTGCTCTAAGATTTCAGGCTGGGATTCACGGTTCACTTCAAGCATCTCAAAGAACCTTGTGTATTTTCCAGCATTATCTAAGAATGCAATACTTGTACCAGTTGAAATAAGAGCAACACCTGTATTATAATTATAATTTGAAAGCGTATAAATCTTTGCAGTTTGTGGATCCAACACACTATCGTCAGTTGTAAACAAATACTGTGAGTTTTCGCTGAACAATACAAGGCCAGTGTTTAACTCAATAGCATCTACTAATAAATTAGCTTGTGATGAAGATGCAGTAATCTGAATACGGTCAGTACCTGAAAACGTAAGTGCAGTTTTATTCCAAAAATTACCAGGCTGATCGGGTTGCGAAAGAATTAATTTATTAGAACTTAAAAAGGTTAGGCGATCTTGATGGAATAAAACCTTATTAATTTTTTGTCCAATAAATCCAGGATCTTCATTGGTTAATTCATCACCAACTTCCCTTGTAGCCCAAGTATACGCACCAAGAGTAAACGAACCATCAGTATTACGAACTAAAGAATGCGGCATCTTTGCAGCATTTATGGTTGTCTTAGTTAAAGGTTTAACACACTCCTCCCAATGACCAACACCATCAATAGCGTTCTTTGCTACAAATTTTAAGAAATAGTCATCCTGTTCTGCTTCATTAGAATTAGTAACTTTAACAATAAAACCATGCTTACATTGAGTAGGAAGATTGGTAATATCATTAATAGTATGAGAGACTATATTAAAAAGATCTGGCTCAAAGGTTTCTATATTAAAAGCAGAGCTCTTTGTAATATAAATACCATTACCAATTAATTGAGAAGTGACATTGGTAAGTTGCTCATTAATTGAAGAGAGTACGCTGTTAGAATCAACAGCTTTATTGTCATCTAAATCAACTGGTACAGGACGTACTTGAGCTAGGTTTCTCTTGTAAGAAGCTGTTACTATATTATCAATGTTAATTATATGGTCGCGTCCCTCTAAAGTAACAGTATAGCTGCTATTAAAAGAAGAAGCACAGCCGCCATGCAGTAGTTCTACACGTGCTGTATAAGACATATAATAAGCAGTCCACGGCTTAGAATTGCTACCCCCTCCATAAGAATCACCAACATAAGACTGGCCGGTAACAGTAAGTCTAATAACACAACCTGAAGCTAATTCAAATATCTTACTTCCTACAAAATCAGGATTTACAACACAACCATACCCGTCACCAGCAACATTTGGAGTACATGAAACATTAAAATGGTTATTTGCTACTGACACACGAGTTACCGACTTTTCAGAGGTATAAGTATTGTCATCATAAATGTTTAAAGAATAGCTTCTACGTGGTTGAACTTGCTTTAATTCAACATAATATGAATGCGTATCTGGGTTGTCAGCTGAAAGAATTGAAGCATCCATCTCTGTAACAACAGAGCTATTTAAAAGAAAAGTCGTATCCTTAACTGTTACAGCTTCAATGTCATCTGAATTTGTATGTGCTAAATATGTACCAGCATTGTTATTAACAGTAACAGTAACAGCACTACCATCACTGCACTTCCACATTGATACAGCACCGTTTGTAGCTACCTTACCAATGTAAGAACCTTCTACATCATCACGATAGTAATGAAACCACTTACCGTTGGTAGGTGTACCAGCCAATGTCTTGACGAACTCTAATCCAGGTCGCTTACTTAAACCATCAACGATATCAGGAATAACATTTTCAGCATTCCTAACTGTACCCGGTACTTTCTGTTCGTCAGATTGCTGTGAGATGCCTTGATAAAAGTTAGGTATTGTTTGGGTTACAGTAGGCATTAGCGCATTAATCCACGATAGGGTTGATAGGTGTTATAAACAGTATTTGCTGGAAAGCCCAATATATTGTGATCACCTTGGTTGCATTCATATTCCATGCATGCAGCTCTAGCCATTGCTTCCTGCTGAGCAAGTAGGGAAACAAGTTGAGGGTTAGAGACAAGCTGTGTAGCAGCCCTGGTAGATGCTCTATATGTTACATACCTTTGAAAGACTGAAGGGATATCTTCAAAATCATAGATACGAACAATGTCTGCTTTAATTGCAGTGTCAAAGGTAAATTTCTTTTGTACTTTGTCGTATAGCTTACCTTCACGTTTGACAAGACTCATAGTTCTGTCATGGTGATTATTACTTAAGTCAACACGTAATGCATCAGCTGGAAACGTAATATATTTGGTAGTGATATCAGGAGAAAGAGTTACCTCTTCTTCACGATTGAATACCCAGCCTTCATTAAGGGTATCGATTCTGGCTTCTGTAAGGATGTTATAAACATAACCAACCTCAGGGTTAGTCATATCTAAAGTGGTAAGTGGTGCTTGGCCGATGCTCCCCAAGATTGAGTTCACAGCGGATAGTTCGGTATCGGTGCCAATAGTTGAGGACATATAGATAAAAAAAAGGAGCCTCCAAAGAGACTCCATAGGTTAATAATTAATCAGAATTCAGAAGGAGCAGAAGCACCAACATACAGCTCAACGGATGCAGCTGGATTTAGGTAATCCGCTCCGCAAGCCAAGCGGCCGAGCATCACATCGCCCTGGTAAAGAACGGATACGTCTCCATTAGTAACTTGTACTTGAGGACCAATCGCTTCAACAACACCTGCAGCTTCGCGTTGGAAGATCAGGCCTGCAGACAGCGCACCGAATTCGGAAGCTGTACCGTAGTCATTGTTGATACCAGTTTGTGCTGTGGAAGCATCTTCCAAAGCAGCTTCGATGAAGTCACCAGTGTTACCAGGTGAAGTTACACCTGTCGTACCAGCATACTTAGTTCCATACTTACCAAGGAATGGAATATTCATTGACTTGTAGATCTTGATACCAGCAATCTCAATGATGCCGTTACCAGACTGCTTAGCAGTACCTTGTACGTCACGATTAACCAGACCGTTGGAACCAACAGCTTGGATCAATTC